CCTCTTCCTGTTACCCTGTTATTATTATCCGTTTGTTGTCGACTTGATCTATCATCTGCAGGTGCTGTGCTACCATATCCACGGTCTGCTCTTTCTTGAGCTCTATCAGTTGCCCCCATGTCGGCACCACCACCTCTAAAATTTATTCTACCACCAGTTTTATAGTTTACTCTACCACCAAAGAAGTAACCGGCTCTACCGCCTTTTTTAAGACCATAAGAATATCCGTCTTTAGCTCCTGTTGTTGCTGTATTACTATAACTAGCTCCACCGCCTGTGTTTGAATTACCATCATTACCACCATTACCACCAGATCCAATAGAATCCATACCAGAATATGTAGGTGCTGTATAACTATATGGGTCCGGTTGATTAGGTCCTACTGGTGTATAGTTTGGAGACGTAGTTGGAACAGTACCACCACTTCCACCACCTGTAGTAGTACCAGTAGTACCACCTGTAGTAGTACCAGTAGTACCAGTAGTACCACCTGTAGTAGTTTTAGCATCGGCTGCTTTTTTCTTTTTAAAAAATCTTGATATAATATTATCCTTTTTCTTTTTCTTTTTTTCTTCTTCTTCAAAATCAAAAATCTTATCTGTTAGTGTGTTTGTTGAATCTAATGTATTTCCAAATTCATCAAGAGCAGCTAATCTTTTGTTTAGATAACTCGGATCATAATTTGGATCGGCTGCTGATTTACGAACTATAGTTTCGTTGATAGTTGCTTTTCTATCATCAATTGTTTTTTGAGATACCTTATTAGCGTTGTAACCAGCCATAACATTTTCAGCCGTATTATAATCCCCTTGTCCTTGTACAATTTGTCCAATGTCATTAACCATTACACCTTGACCACCTAGTTCATTTTCCATTATTGCTCTTCTATTGGTTGGCAACATGCCACCTATTTGATTTCCTAAAAATCTTGCAATCCCTGCTCCCGGAATCATGCTCATAAGACCTTGAAGTTTTGATGGCGGCGGCTTATAAAAATAATCTTGGTTTCTACCCATCTCTATCATACTTTGGTCTGGTTCAGAAAATCTTCTATAATCATAATTAGGTCTATAATTTTCATTTGATATTGTGTTAGGGTCAGGGTTATAAACACTAAAATCATCCCCACCACCAGCGTTTGCAAAAGCATTTGTATTTACAATACCTTCATCAACTACAGGATCATTTGTTGGATCACTTGTTGGAAGATTAAGACCTAGTCTATATTGTTCTTGAGGAAGAAACTTGTATTGTTCATAAAGTTTTTGATCTGCTGCATTATAAAATTTTACCATTACCTCATTCCTCCTGGTGCAATATCTAATCTAAATGTACCTAGTTTCCATTTCTCATCTGTACCGGTATTAGAAACTTCTACTGCAATTGATCTAGCTCTTATTCTAGTACTTTTAAAAGTTGTTGCTGAAGTAGTATCAAAATTTGTAGTAACAGGTGTACTGTTAGGATAATTTCTAGTTGTAAAACTTACTTTTGTTGTACCACTCTGTTCAATAAAATCTGGTATAAATCTACTAATTCTCATAATGTATTCACCGTCTCCTCTAAGATCAGGTGTTCCTACCGCCTGACCTGAATTACTTCTTTTTTGAGTAATATCAAAATCACCAGAAAGAATGTTAGCTGGAATTGCTGTAACCACTCCTCCTGCATCAACCTGATTAGTCCCTGTTTCCTGCTCATAGTATATAGTACTTCCGTCAGTATTTCCAGTAACATCGAATGAAGCATTATCAGTAGCGTCATAGTACGTAGCATGAGGTTTTTCATATACTGCTGAGTCTTGCCAAGCAGTTCTATCAAGGCTACCCACAGTCCAAATAGGTCTTTGAGAAGATGAATCCAGGTAATTATATGTAACCACCCTATTAACTACAGCAGAACCAGCACTACAATAGAACCAGTTTATTTCTCCAAATAGATTGTTTACGCCAGCATTAAATAAATCTTTTGGTACAGTATTAATACCTAGTCCCGGATCAACTGAGTAAACAAAATCTTCTACTAAACAAGGCATAGATTTTAACTGACCATCATAATTAAAAAAACCATTCTCCGACATCCAGTAAGCTGAACCATCAACTTCAACAGCCGCGTTCTTTCCAATCAAACCACAGTTGGTTCCTGCTTGTTGAAATGCAAAAGTAAAAGGTTGTCCAACGAATTGCATTAAGAATAATGCAGTATCGGTCCATATATAGATTGCATCCCTACCTTTAATAGCAGACATAATCTTAGATCCTGCAGCAAGTCTTTGAGATCCCGCAGTATTCTCAGCTCTAATGGTGTACTGATTGATATCTTCCTGTGAAGAAAATCTTATAAACATATCGTCTTGAGTATTTTTATCTCCAATAGTTGTTTCAGTGCCAAAGAAAACTAAGTGTCTATCTGGTGTTGATACCAATACATGACGTGATGCTGTTGGTGCACCAGCAATAATGGTTGCTCTAGTGTTAACGGCATTAGTAGGTCCAGCATCCCATTCAAAACATTCACCGTTATAAATAAGAGCAATTAATTTTGTACCAAAATTATCTAAAACCCATAAACCTGGGTTAAGTGTAAATTGATTAGAAGATGAGGCTTGACCCCAACCATTAAAATTTGAAACATCTGTTATTGTTGCACCGGCACTATGGGTTGCAGCAGTAGTCCCACTAGTTCCTCTAGCACCACCAGTTAAAGTTCCTGTTCCCGTGTTATTGGCAGTGTAAGTAATAAACTCTGCTCCTATTTGTATTGTCCCGGCAGCGGGAAATCCTACTGAGCTTGTTAGGACAACTGTAGTTCCTGTTGTATTTGTTAAAGCAGTTGCAAGAGTTGTTGTAGCCGCTCCTGGAGCAGTACCACCAAATAAACCTGTACCCCAACCAAAACCACTTTGTTGTATAGAAGGACCAACTGTATAATAACACAGTACCGAAGCAGAACCTGCGTTGGTTAAAGCAGTGCCTGATTCAGTTGTTGCCATTGTAATTGTAAAAGATGTAGATGATGGCACGGAAGTCACCATAAATTTTTGATCTTCAAATGTTGCATTTGTAAATGTAGATCCAGATAAACCTGAGACAGCATCAAATAATACTATATCATCGTCTTGTAAACCATGAGATGAAGAAAGTGTTATAGTAACTGTTGCTGAATTTGATGTACTTGTAAAATTAGCCCCAGTAATAGTAACTCTTATTGGGTGTATGTCGTAGAAAGCCCCTTCAGAAAAAACATAAAGAATTCTGTTAGTTCCTATTGCGGAGTATTTTTCGTTAATATTATTGTTCCAGTTATGGATAGCTCTTCCGGCACCGGTTAATTTACTGCCACCTAGTTGTTCCCAACCACCAATTTTTTCAGGACTACCATATCTAAAACGTACATTATCACCATCAAACCATTGGCCCTCGGCCCCGGTTTCTGTGACTTGTTTATTAAATCCTGGTGCAAATCCTAATTTTTGTAGCATAAATTAATCCCCAGTTTAAAATATACTAGATTACTAGTTATTTCAACATGTCTTATTGGTAGAGATTAAATGTACTATGATGCTGTGTAGGCTTTACCAGCAGTGATCGCAGAATTAGAAGCAGTCATACTTTCATCAGTCCAGTAATCTTTAGCAACCATAAGTTCTAAATGTTCAACATTTCTGTCAACTGCACTTTGTCTATCCTCAGCTTCATCGTCTGCCATTTGTGTTCCAGCAATCACTTCATTAATTAAAGTTACTGAATGTCCCATAGCTGTGTAATCTTGTGCTATATCTTCTGCAGTTTTTACGTCTTCACTCATAATATTTTCTCCTTATTTTGTTGCGCATGCAACGGGTTTAGTTGTATCAAGTTTTTTAAATTCATCAAGAATTATTTTTGGTTCTACCATGTTATTTCTAGGATCGCTATCATTATATTTAGCCTCATCCCAGTCATTTCCCATGTGAAACTGTAGGTTTTTGTTATGTGAATAGCCAAATTGTGTCCAACGAGTACTGCCCCAAACAACAACCCCATAAGCTTTAGCTGAGGGTGAGAAGTGTTGTAGACAACTATCTATAGCAACGAACCCTTCAGATCCTTTTAACATTTCATGTAACTGGGTCCAGTGTAAATCACATCTAATAGTGTCATTATAATGTGGCTCATTAGGTAAAACACAGTTGATAATAGTAGTATCTTTATATTCTTCTCTCAACATATTAACTACTTGTTGAGCAAGGTA